GAACGATGCGGGCAAAAGACGCCAACGTGCGTCAGGCATTGCTCGATCTCATCGGGCCACAGGGAACAAAAGCCCAGCCGGGGCCAACATACGGCATCAAATCCCATTCATGGGCGGCACTTGCTGTGGCCGTTTACGCAGCACAACAAAAAGAAAAATAGAAAATGAAATACAAAATAGAAAAAAACATACCGATGCCTGAAAAACAAATAAATCAATGCGAATATCCATTTGCTGATATGGAGATAGGAGACAGTTTCTTATGTAGAGATAATGATAAGGCGCGTTTATCAGCAAAAAGATTTGGATATAAGGTAAAAACAAAACAAGCAAAAGAAGGTTATCGAGTTTGGAAAATTGCATAAATATATGAAAATAACAAAAGGAAAACAAACACGCGCCCAGCGCGTCGTCATCTACGGCGTCGAATCCGTAGGCAAAAGCACATTCGCGGCCAAGTTCCCCAATCCGCTGTTCTTGGACATCGAGGGCGGCACTAGCCACCTCGACGTGGATCGTTGCGAGATCAACACCTGGAAGCATCTCACGGACGCATTGGCTGAAGCCAAGGCAACCGACTACAAGACCATCGTCATCGACTCGGCAGACTGGGCAGAGCGCCTATGCGTAGAAGACCTACTGGCAAGCACCAAGAAAACCAGTATCGAGGATTTTGGCTTCGGTAAGGGGTGGGTGATGGTGGCAGAGCGAATGAGCCGGTTCCTATCATCAGTCGATCAACTCATTGATTCCGGTAAGAATGTTGTCATGATCGCGCACAGCAAGATCGTGCGCTTTGAAGCACCGGACGCATTGGCTGCATATGACCGTTACGAACTGAAACTAAGCAAACAATCGGCTCCACTCTTGAAAGAGTTTGCAGACGAGCTTTGGTTTTTACGATTCAAGACCAAGGTCTCAACAACGGACTCCGGCAAGGGGAAAGGTATCGGCGGCAAGGAGCGCATCTTGTTGACCACGCACAGCGCGGCCTACGATGCAAAGACGCGCAGCGGCCTTGCTGAGGAACTCCCGCTTGAGTGGGCATCGGTCGCGCACTTGTTCGAGGCCGTTGCAACTAAACAGCCGAACCATATCGTCGAAGCCGACGAAATGGTCGGATGGCAAGCACGGCTCGCAGAGCACGAAGGCGCTGTTAACCAGTTCCTAATTGCTCGCGGCGTATTAACAAGCGAACAGACTTGGCGCGACTGCGCTCCAGAATACCTGCACCGAGTTGCGCTTCGCGTCGATCAGTTCGTCAACACGGCGGTCGAATGGAGAAAGGCAAACTCGTGACAAATACTACCCATTATTTGTCACAAAAAATGAGCAAAGAAATCTCACCTTCAACGCTTCCTAAGCTCGCCGAGTGCGCCTTGTTTCAAGGCGCAAGCGGCACGAGCGCGGCAGCGGAGCGCGGCACGGCAATAGATATTGCAATCCGCAACATAATAGCAGGGAATGAACTTGAACCTGTGGCCGATGTAGTAGGCTATGACTTCAGTCCGATCGCCTATGGCGTTAATGAACTGACGCGCCTTGCAAAAGGATCGTTCGTAGAGACACGCGAGGAGTATCTGGCAATGGCAGTCCCTGGACTCTCGAAACTCGGCACGGCAGACGCAGTCTGCAAGGCCGAGAAATGGGTCGCAGACATAAAAACAGGGCAGTTGCGAAACTACAGAGATCAGCTTCAGGCCTACTCATTAGCGTGCATGGAAGATAACTTTGAAATGTCTTGGACTGCTCATGTTATCTACGTCGATCAAAAGTTGATTCGCTCGTATGACTTTACATACGAGGAAGCTAAGCAGGGAACGCAGCGCACAATCGACCGTGCAACAAGTGCGGAGGCAAGGCCGACGCCTTGCGAGTATTGCAGCTGGTGTAAACATTTCAACAACTGCCACGCCATCGTGCGGCAGGCTGAGAACGCCATCGCTCTCATTCCAGAGGCAACCGGTAACAGCATCGAGGCGATCAAAGATCGCATCCTTGCCACGCCGGAGTCACTCGGGGCATTCGCGAAAGAATGGAAGCTCGCAGAAAAGGAGATCGCAGAGCCGGTGCTTGGTCACCTAAAAACACGTCTCGAAAACGGAGACGAGGTTGCCGGATGGAAGCTCACAAGCATGAGCGGACGCAAGTTCGTGGAGTGCGAAGCTATCGCTAAAGCCTCCGAAGGTATCACAAAGGAGACACTAATACTCGCTATGGGCGGTAAGATGTCAGAAAAGAGTTATATCGAGTTTTGCGCCAACAACGGCGTGGAGCCAGACACAACAGCAGTAAAAACCGGAGCGCATTCGCTCCAACTAAGACAAACAAAAATAAAATAGAAAACACAAAATGCCAACATACAAAGCATCAGAACCAAAACAAGCAGCCGTCTACTACGTCGAGCCTGGAACATACGAAGTCGAGATCGTTAAAGCCGTCGAGAAGACTTCCCAAGCCGGAAACCCGACGATCAAGCTCGACGTTGCCGTCCTACTCGACAACGGCACGACAGGGCCGACAATGTGGGAACATTTAACCTTCACTCCGAAAGCGGCGTGGAAGGTGGATCAAGTTCTCTCCAGCATCGGGCGTGCAGTCATCCCAGGCGAAGACGTGACCGTGGAAGCGGAAGACCTTATCGGCGAGAAAGGCGTCTGTGTCATCGGAGTCGAGGCAGGGCAGACCAACCCAGAGCATCAGTTCAACTGCGTCGAGCGCTGGTTGTTCGGAGACGAGAAAGCAAAGTGGCTTGGCAACCGGCGCAAGCCAGCGGCTAAGCAGGACAAGCATATCGTCGCCAAAAGCAACGGCTACGTTGCTCAACCCAAAGACGAAACCGACGATATTCCGTTTTAGAAAATGAACGGAACTCTCTCGCTCCGGCTGTGTATTTGCATGAATGACTGCCCGATTGGCTTACGTCTCGAAAGGGGCGATCCGCTGCCGATCTACCAGCATACGTACGATGACACGCCGGAGGGGAGAGCATTGGCGGAACAACACTTAGAAAGAATCTCAGACTATGTTCGAAGGCATAACAAAGATGTTAAATCTCGCAAGACTAGCTAAACAAAATATGGCTGATCTTGAATTGCTTGCAGAGTTATTAAACAAACGAATTGAATACTTAAATAACGAAAACGATGAACTCCGAAAAGACAACCAACGACTCCGACAATTCTTGTCAGGACAAGACGAATAGGATGCAACATTGGAAAGGATATCCGCTTCGCTGCTGGCCGAACCACCAAGACGACTGCTATCGGTGGGACTGGGAAATCCTAATCGACGGCACCTGGCTTGAGGTCGTTACTCAGTCCACGCGGTGGATGGAGGACGAGGCCGAGGAGGTGCTGCAGCGTTATTTGACAAACAGAGTCAAGTAAATATATTTAAACCTAGGCCGTGAAAAAGCCTTTCAATTCATGCAACACAAACACCAACAAAATCCATTTTCCCTTCGTGCGCGTCGTAGCCTTTGCATGGGCCAATTTTTCATCCGACAAGCACGAAGGGATTTTTTTACATTATGCAAACGGAACTTCCCGATCATGCTCTCGAAGAGTATGTCATTCGGGCCTTCAATTCATCGCGGAGACGCGGCGCAATCGATAGGCTCGACGTAGCTCAACAATTATTGCCTTACGGCGCCCACCCTGCTTATTGGCAGGCAGCAAAGAAGATTGCCGACCATGTGCTTGATCACATGGCGATGCAATCAAAACTCTATAAAGATGACCAAGGTTGGTGGTATTTAGTCGGAGGCATTCGATGAATATCGAAGAAGCCCGGCAACGCTTGCCATTACCAGAACTCATGGCGAAACTAGGTTTGGGAGACTATGCCAAATCAAAATCCAAATCACCATTCCGCGACGAAAAGACGCCATCATTCGGTATCTATAATTTAGAAGGCAGATGGAGATGGAAAGACCACGGAACAGGCGAAGGTGGCGACGAGATCGATTTCCTAGCCAAGCTCGAAAACAAGAGCAACCATGACGCAATGTTGGCTTATGCTGAACTTGCAGGAATGCCGACCCAAAACAATCGGCCAGAGCCTGCACGGTTCAAGATAAAGACGAGCACTCCGACAGCATCCGACTGGAGCAAATACAAAACAGCGGCAACAGATGAGTTCTTGCAGAAGCTCGCAGATGAAAGAGGTCTGAGCTTCAACATAATGAAGATCGCTCGCGACAATGACATCCTTGGCGCATCTGGAGATCAACCGGCATTCAAATCCGGTGATGGTGCTCACGTCAAATGTGCTGGAGGAGCGTGGAGATTTGAGCCTAAAGGAACACCGAATGTGCCGCTGGTATTTGGAGATCAAAACTCAAAGAATGTCTATTTCTTTGAGTCTCAATGGGACTTACTGGCCATTGCCGACATGATCGGAGAAAGCTGGAATACCGTATTGTGGGTAGCATCGAGGGGCGCAAGCAATGGGAAATGCATTGAGCCGTTTGCAAAAGATCGCAAGGTTTATGCGTTTCCTCAAAACGACAAGCCTAAAAAGGATGGGAAAATACCTTCCGAAATCTGGATGCAAGCCGCCGTGTCTGTATGCAGCGATATTCTTCGTGTTAGGACGCCATCTAAATTTGATGACGCTAATGATTGGATACGATCAAAGGAGGAGGTCAACCGTAGGATTGTGGTTTCCGCAATCAAAAACGCAACCGATCCATCAATGGTCGGAGTGGAGATGCACTCATTTGAGGAACTATTCCAATTCGTTCCAAAGGAGGACAACACGACCTTGCTAGGAGATCGGTGGGTATGCCAGGGCGGTCAGTTGCTCATCGTTGGGCAGTCCGGCGTCGGCAAATCATCGCTGACGGTGCAGGCATCGATGTTCTGGGCATTAGGGCTGCCGTTCTTTGGTATTAAGCCGAAGCGACAACTCAAAAGCCTATTCATCCAAGCCGAGAACGACACAGGCGACATGGCTGAGATCGTGCAAGGCGTCATGTCCTATGTCGTCGCAAATGCTGGGATGCCACAAGCGCAAGCAGTAAAATTGCTGACAGAAAATGTTACATTTGCCCGCGTGACTTCGCAGACCGGCGCCGACTTCATCGACGTTGTCGGCAGGCTACTCGACAAGAAGGGCGACTGCGACTTGGTATTTGGCGATCCGCTCTTGAGCTATATCGGCGATGATATAAGCCAAC